GTGCAATTTCTGTCACACCCAAACGTTAAAGGTTGCAATTTCATCCGAGCAAAATTTCCCCGTGGTTGGACCACGAGTACAAAACTCTTAATGAATCACAACCACGTTATGCGTGGAGTAAAACTCTCCTGGGAGAGACAAGCGACTGCAACGCTTGTTTTAATTTGTTGTTGTTAACGCAACATAAGTTACGTTGGGACAGGATCACCAATAAGGTAATCAAGTGTTGGGCAACACAAGAAGAACAGACATGTAAAGTCAGTTCCAATGCCTGCCGCGGTAGATACGGTTGTATATCCCACCTCATCATTAGTGGTGGAATTTGCAACTGTAAATGTGACTAAAGCACCCTGTTTGCTGGTGCCATCAGAAGAACTACCCTCAATCCAAGAAGTTGGATCACTTAATGTGAAATTATAATTATTATTATCAGGAATAGTGAACTGGACTGATGGTGCCACATTGGCAGATGAAAGTGCCATTCCGCCCAAACCATCGCGCTTATTCCAAACGATACCCAATGTCGCAGCCTTATTAGACAGCGACGAAGATCCCAGAGCGCTCGCGACCAAACCAATCAAACGATTACCCGGTGTAAGGGCTGTTTCATCAGTAGTTCTTGAAACTCGAATATCATTCAGTTGCGCTTGAGGGCAATTAGTAGTGAGTGTATAATTAACACCACCACGTGTACCCAAAAACATACCTGTGACATAGGGGATCATGTGCATGGTATTGAAAGCATAATTAGCTGTTCCGACTGATAGCACTTTATTAGCACTAGTTGACCACGAAGTTGGTACGTAACCTGGTGTATAGGGTATTCGGAATATTCCCTTACGGTAAACATTGAAGGCGGACACAGTCCCAATTGGAAATGGAACACAATCCACAATCTGACTTCTACGCATCAGTTTGCGTAAAGACAAGACCGCTTCTCCAAAATTCATACCATACCTATTGTCACTCGGAGCACCTCGTGGACCAAAGACTACATAGTTTCCATCATCAGATTGAAGCTGGAAGTCATGAGCACTTGGTTCACAATCACTCTGAAGAGCAAAAAAGGATGGAGTAGGTACAGTATCGTCTACAGTAATATTGCTACGAGGATTCGAAAATTCGAAATCATCACCTGCAGAAACATAGAACAAAAGTTTGATTGTTCCAGCAGATGGTGCCTCAAGTGCATTATAGACACGCACCGTTAGCAAACCATTATCTTGTCCATTACGTGGAGCTAAGTTGAGATTTTGCGAAACATAATTCACATCACCCGCTGCTGTGTTGGCTGATAACCAGGCAGTTGCTTGGTGATAAGGAACTTCTATAGTGACCTCATCTGTAGCTCCAAGATCCATAATGTGTGTGTATACCACATTTGTACCAGCATTTGTAATGGAAATGTTATTAACTGGATCCCATTGGATCTTAACACGACCTTTGTGGTATTTTGTGGCTACTGCTTTAACACGAATCTTAATAGTCCCCCGCCAATTTTGGAACATATTGGCCATATAAGCTAATGGAGTGTCGTAATATCGATAACCCTTAGTAGTGCCATTTATCAGAGACACAACATTTCTAATGCTCGGGTTAATACGCACCGAGAAAAGTGCGGTGTTGACAGTAGCTGTAGTAGACCAATTAGCGTCCCCAAAAAACGATTCTTTCTTCTTTAAGTAATTAATCGATAACTCATCTTCTCGAGGTAGAGAAAACGGAGCTGGATCTATAGAAAGTTCTGTTTTAGGATCAAGTGCTAATTTTTGGTAGGGAACTGAAATATCTGATGTAGCAAGATGTGGAGCAGACATTTGATAAATTGGATTCACATCCGCAATATTAGGTGGATTAGTAAAACCAAATATACTGGCAATCTTAGAAACGGCGCTGGCTCCAATTTGTGTTGCACGAGCAAAAGGCCCGATAATAGGAATCTTCGTCAGCATACCAGCGGCTGCTGATACAGCAGAAGCAGGCGCTGAAACAGCACCAGTCCCATACTCGTCTGACTGAAGAGCCAATTTACTAGTTGGACCCATAAGTTCCACATTTTCTGCCCATGCCATCACACGCACACTTATAGTTGTAGAAGCTGTCGCTAAAGCAATATTCAATGGCGCATATACAACAAACGATAATTTACCCATTTGTTGAACATCTGT